CTCACTCCCAAACAACGCCTTCATGAGAGACTCCTGGGCCCACATAGGGAATCGATCCGTCGCCGAGGAGAGGTCGAATGAGAAAACCTTACGACCGGTTGAAATTTGACTCACATAGAGAAAAGTTTCGCCCTGATCGAAGGTTCCATCAATCCGACACTCCCCTGCATTGAGACTCCCTAGTATCTCAAGCAGAGCGACATGGATCGGCCGCAATAGCGACTGGGACCAGAAGTCCAACATGGCAAATACTCTTAACTTTCCGGGTTCCGGTTTAAATGACAACCGACCCACCGGGCCGATTGAAGGATCGCGACCTGGATCACCACCCCACACAAGAGTTGATGGATCTACCGTGGCCCCACCGTCTAAACAACGGTGAACCATGGGAAATCCAACCAGGTCTGCAAGCCGCCTAACGGCGGCATACAGAGCAGGCCGCTTCCACACCGAAATTGCATCCTTAAACATATTCGACATGGAAGTGGAACCTTGTGCAGAAGTGGGCCCACTTTTTAACAACGGTTGAAAAGAGGCCGCAAACTCGACTGGATAAGGTTTCCCCTCACGTGTTACGCCTTTCAAGTTATCACTAACCCATCGAGACCGCTTACGCAACAACACCACAAACCGTTCCATCCAAGCCTGCCAACCCCTCTCCAAACCCTTAACACACCGCGATGGGCTAAGGATAGAATCCACAGAAGCCCTGACTGGCACCTCTATGATTCTGTGAATCATAAAAAGTGTCAACCAGAGACGGATAATCGGAACCTCATGGTTCCGCATCCGTTCGCGGTGATCAGCTGGGATAATCCGAGGAAATCCCGTAGAGGTTAAGGACACTGCTACTCCATAATCATGGCCTACACCTGGGGTTCCTGCTAGGGCCTTCTGAAGAAGGATCGAGCAGGCCTTCAGGTATATACGCAGTCCCGGCAAGCCTTGACGGCGTACCACCCTAACACAAAAGTTAGCGAACCGATAAACGGCACCCGCTGACGAATGAGACATCTTTCCTACGACTAGGAGGGACAGTCTATTCAACCGCCCTAATAGCCACTGTCGGGATTTTAAACCCGACTGCCAAGTCTTTGGCGACCACAACCCTACTAAATAATGCACCGGTTTAAAAGCCGGAGTGGGAAAACGTACATTTAATGATTTTCTCATATTTTATCTTAATTACTTAAATAGGGATCACGAAGACTCTTAGTGAGAGGTTGCTGGTTAATACCTGTTATTCCCCAAAGGGAGGCAACTTGACTAGACCATCTCCGAGAGTTTTACGTAGGTCCTCTAACTACTTCAGTTTCCTCATATCGAGCCTATGCTGGGTACAGCGGTACCCTGTTATGATGGCGACATCCACCACACATAAGATCGATCAGTCCGAACCATTCCGGGGCATATCCATTCGTGGATCTGTTACGGAATCACATAATTCCGCACCCCTTTTGATGGCTGGGAACAGGAGGGCTGCAGGCACCGTGTCGACGGAGCTTTGTAGCGCCGGTTCCGAAACCATATATATCTTCCCCCCCTTATCAGGGGTTAACTTCTACAAGTTTCGTGCCGGCAGATGAATTACTTCATCCGACAGTTGCTGGGGAGCATACACCCATTAGTATGGACAGTAGCTTGGTGTCAGGTTTCTTATGTCCCTGAATACCTTAGTCGATGCCGCTGGCTCGGCCACGAACCAAAACTATCTTCACACACCGCGACTCTCTCAGGAAAGGGGAACCCCGCTCAACGGGCAATCCCCTCTACGTAGGTCGGATCACCGCCCACTACCAAAGGGACCATTTAAGGTCACAACGGCACGAGAGTTTGTCTGGGCTTAGCCCGGCACGCTTTTGTGCCAGGC